GAATAGCCACTACTTATACTAGGATCGATGGTTGAATGGATACCAAGATCATGCTCCGGAGGGGGTAATTTTGGTCTAGCGTATTCCGCCGGACTAGCAGTTCCATGACCAACAGCAACCAGAGGAGGGGGTTTCTGGAATGGGTTTGAAGCGAGGCTAAGCCCTTTTTTGACAATACCTGCAGGCCCAGCTTCGGTTTCAGAAGCCGTGCTACCAATGCCAAGAGCTAAAAGGCCCCCCTTCATAGCCTTGGGTAGCATAGAAGCAATTCTGCCGCCAGGGCCAGTTGCCGCGAGAGCGTATTCCCATGGTTCTTTCGGTATAAGAGCGTCGGCCACCACCCCCATATTACTAGAACCAGGAGGGGGCAAATTTTGATACGGCCTACGAAGCCTTCGAGCCGCTGCCTCGAACGGGTCCATTCCAAGGTCTGGGTTGGCTAAAAGGCCTTCCATTATTCTCCCCGTAACCTAGTCAACAATTTCATAACTTCTTTTCTCTCGGCCATCGGGAGTGACCCAAGCGCCCCTGGGTCTTGTTGTACCCACTCAATAGTAGCCTTCATTTTATCCGGCAGAGTATTCCAAACTCGGGTAGAGTCATCCCAAAGTAATCCTTTAGGCGGTTCTGTCACCCCTCGCGATTTGATTGCCTCTTGACCTTCCGGCGAGAATCTCGGCATGACCTGCTTGGGGTCAAACGCCATATACGAATTTGGCTCGCCCATTGGAAGTCTAAAGTCACCAACAGAGCCAGGGTATTTAATAGCGTCGTAGCCCCCTTCTTTAAGCGTAGGTATAAGATCCTTTTCGAACCTCCCAGGCACTAAAGCTAATCTTTCCATTTCGCTTAAAATTCCTTTAGGGAATGGTAATTCCATCCCCATATCCGCGCCCATCTGAACAGGGCCGAGCACAGAGTTCGGGTCCCTCCAATCAGTGGGGCTAGTTGGAAACGTCATCGGATTTTTAATGTCAGCAACGACCGGCGAGGTACTTGGGCGCGCAAAAGGAGTCAAATTACCCGAAGTAGGTTCCCACACAGAACTTTGGGCAGCAGTATTCGGCGATGTGGTAAAATGTGTCCCCATCGTTTTAGCATTATCTTGGATCGCGGCGTTGGAAGAAGCATGCCCTCGATAACCGCCAATAAGAGGCAGCTTCTTAAGCAAATTCTCTATACCAGTTAGAGTTAATCCCGGAATCTTGGGCATTATCTCTTTCGTTTGCGTTTATCCGCTTGGTTGAATTCTTTTGCCACTCCAACCGGAACCCCAGCTTTCTTAGCGAACTTGGGATTATGGGCAGCGGCGGCCATAAGCTTCGCTTGCTTCTTCGATTTAGAAGGCATATACTTCTCCCTTGGATGCATAAAAGCCCGCGCCCCTTTCGGAGCGCGGGAAGTTTGGGCGTGAGTTACTTATCCAGCTTCTGGTGCGGGTGGGCCTTAGCGTCGGACGTGGTAACATCCGGGCTGTGAGGCGCACGAGAAGCTTCAAGCGCAGCGGGGTTGATCAGCGTCGTAATGACCGCACCCTGCTTGATACCGTTGAGCAGAACGTGAGCCAACGGGTTGCGCATTTCCACGCCCCACTCGGCGAGGATCATGCGAGTTTCCGCGTCACCGATCTTCGCGATCGGGTACGACCGGAAGTTCCGGTAGAACGCGGTTGCAAGGAAGTCGGCATCGAGGATGAAGCCAACGTCGGCAGGAATCCACCGAGACGGCATCACCTTTACGCGACCGAAATCGGTGGCAATGATGTCCACCGTCGCAACTACTTCCGTCTTGCCGACGAGAACCTGCGAAATGCCACGGCCTTCGAAGGTGCTAACAGTCCGCTTGACCGCCGGGGGAACAATCATGTTGTCCGGAGACGCACCATTGGTGTATGCCTTCTGCATCGCATCACCGACCATCTGTTCGGTCATTGCGACTTGGGAAGCACCAGCAACGGCAGCAAAAGAGTCGGTGGCGAGAACCGGAAGACCAGCAGTAACGCCAATGACGGCACCGGCAACTGCGCCGAGCTTGTCCTTAGCACGGCCAATCCAATGCGCGATGGCTTCGGTCTTGCGAGGGGTGTTCGGGTCAGCGCCGTCATCGCGGGCTTGCCGAGACGACATGATGGATTCCATGTCCGACTTGAGGACCTTGGAGGCCATCGCCATCTGGTGGCCCATTTCGGAGCCTTTGCCAGCCGCATCCGCAGCTTCCTGCGAACCGGTGACAGTGGCATCGCGCTTCGAAATCTGCGCGACGTTCGTCAACCGAACCGTTGGGGTAGCAACCGAGCGGATAAGCTCGAAGCCTTCGATTTGGGCGTTGTTCGGATCAACGTTGGGCAGGTTTTCGGTCTGCCAGTCGAAGGTCCGATTTTTTGCGTTGCGCCGACGAGACATCGAAAGGATCGGTGTGTCGAAGGGGTCGATATTATAGATAGAGTTCGAAAGGTCCTCTCGGTTGCCCTTCTCAGCGTAAGTGCTGAAGGCACTCGTAATTTGAGCCATGGGGGGTCATCCTTTTGCGAGAATCTGATCAAATACAACGGCAGCATCTTCGACGCTCCCGGTGCGATTGAGCCTCTTCATCGCCGAAGTGACTCCCCTTTGGGCCGTGCGCGACCTAGCGCTTCCCGCCCCCGGAGGTATCGGCTTGCCTTGCGGCTGGCGAACGATTGGCTTAGGCTTGGCAGCCATCATTCGGTCGAACTTGGACGCTTTCAGAAGAATCTGGAGCATCCTGCTGTCGTACACTTGCGACAATTCTTCTTCGCCGAAACCGGCAGACAAACCGGTCCTGCGCATCGATTGCAAATCTTTGGCCCTCCGCTTGGGGTCGGTCCAGTATTTGCGGTTCATAGCCTCGAATTTCTGGCTCTCCTCCTCAGCGAATGCCGCGAGTTGAACAGAGCTAGACTCCTGCATCTTCTTTTGAGCTTCATTCAACTGCGTTTGCAGAGCGGCCTTAAATCCGTTGGCTTTCTCATAATAACTCTGCAATTGCCGCGCCTTGACAGGATCAGCGGCGAATTCTTTATCCCAATCCGGCTCCGGGGGAATCATGGAAGCCATATGGGCCTCCATCTGCTTCGCCACCGTCATCGAATATTCGTAATTCTGAACGGCATCGGCGGCGGCGCGACGAACTATCTTTTTAGCTTCGTCCAGCTGGTTCATCCGCTGGTGGAATGTCTCGGTGCGGATGTAACCTTCCGCAGCTTCCTTTACGGTTACCTTTTTGGGTTCGCCGTCAATAGTTACCTCGATTTCCTGCGCTAGAACGGCATCTTCTTTTTCTTCTTCGTCGGGATCATCGTCGGCGTCGTCGTCAGATTCGTCATCTGGCTTATCGGCGTCGTCGCCTTCGCTATCTTCGTCATCTCCTTTGCGAGTATCCCCTGGACCTTTCTTGGGCGGAACTTCGTCGGCATAGATAGCCTCCTCTGGGCCCAAGTCATCGCCGCCGCCCTTCGCGGGGCTTTCATCGTCGACTTCTACTGCACCCACATTGGCGAACATCTTTTCCGGGGGTCCCTCGGAACGATCAACCCGTCCCGCCTTGCCCACAGGTTTCGCATCTGAATCCATTACGGCGTCAAATGCTACAGCTGCTTTTTCCAGATCGTCGGCCACAAAACCCCCTATTTGTTAAATCGCTCGCGCATCTTCTTATCCGTAATGTAGTCTTCTAATTGCTTCTTAACATCACGAACTGCCTTCATAGTAGCATGGGCCGTGCTGGCTGTCAAGCTACCTACATCCGCATTAAGTAGTGTTCCCAGCGCCCTAGAATATACATCATCTAAAGCATCCTTAAGTACGGAATTATCTAGAAGCCCCTGGGCTTCCGCCGCCCGCTCGTCAACCTGTAAGTTGCTCAGGCGGGGCTTCGACCCCTGGTTCGGCAGGTGCTCGGTTTCCATTTGCAAGTCCCATCAACTGTTGGGCGTACTCGGGAACTGGAAGCGGCGGAGGTTCTTGGAGAGCCTGGGGCGTGTTTTGAGCCTCCACCGCCTCTTCGTCCACAGCATCCGCCATTGCGTCCGCTTCGATCTTGGCCGCATCGAGGATGCCGCGAACCATCATTTCGTCTCTGCGGAAGTCGTCGTCTACTCGGAGTTTTCGGTCGGCGAAATTAGATTTGGATATCTCCGTCGCCATTTTGACCCGGTTCTTCTCCATTTCAGACTGAGCAAGAAGCGTTGCTGCATCTGGTTCTTTCGGAGTGGAGGCAATGGCCTGAATTTGTTCTGGAGTAATTTCACGATAGTACCTCGCCACATTCTTGACGTTCGCGATGGCCAAAATATCAGTAAGGGTATTTCGGAACTCCTGGACGCCGCAAAGCGGGTTCTCTACACCGAATTGAGTCATCACGGCGGTTTGCGTTGCCTTCACTTCCTGCAGAACCATCAACCGGGTCATGTCCGAACCCTTCCCGAGGGTCGGATTGATTGCAATGCGCATCGTGGGGTCATAAGTGGAGGGGTTGATAGTCTCCCACTTGCCCCGAAGCTGTATCGTACGCTCCTGATTAGGGTGGTTAACTATCTCCCGAAGCAGCCCACGGAACAACTGCTTCAAACCAGTTTCCGCGAGGATGCGAGCGCACAGTTCGATGCGTTCTTGAGCGCCCTGAACGATTGCGTCGATCCCGGTGACATTCGTGGACTGCAAGGCGCGCGGATCGAGGCCCTTAGAAGCCTCTCCGATGCCCGTTCGGGACTGTCGGAGCCTCTCCATGACGTCGAACATGGCAAAAACAGGCTGGCCGACGAATTGGTGGGTCAAAGACATGACCGCTTGGCTCGGATCGCCCATCGTGCGGATCGGAGCGCCAATCTCGTCGTTCAGAACATCGTCGGAGTTCGTGACGGTCTGGTTGAACGCCGTTCTAGGCCAAATGGACTGTGCGAGAGAGTCCAAAGAGCCTCGGAGCATATTCGTCTTAATTACCTGGATATCCTTTACCAAATCAGCAGGAGTATCGCCCACCAAAGTATGAGGTTCAGGAT